AGCTCATGCGTGACCGTACAGGTCACTGTCACCTGTCCGCCAGCCTGATCAGTCCGCCAGCTGGCTGTCAGCCCGTGATCCGACATTGCCGCGCTGATCGTGGCCGTGACATTGGCAAGCGTGGCGTGTTTGTAGTTCGTATTGCCGTACTTTACCTCGCGATCCTTCCGCACCGTCGGCGGATGCGCCTTGAAGGCGGCCATAGCTGCATGATATGCCTTGCGGGCTTCGTTGGCCTCCCACTTCAACTGCATATCCATCAGGGCCGACATAGCCTCGACAGACCCACCCTGCTCAACAGCCAGCTTCAGCAGGTCGGCTGGTGTCGGGGCCGCTTGCGGCAGCCCCCCTTGTGTGATTGTGATCTCGTTACTCATCGTCGCTGTCTCCGATTTGCCAGTCATCATCATCATAATAATCGTCATCGTCCGGCTGATCCGGCATGAATGGCGGCAGCAGCGCAGCAGCATCAGCAGCTTCGATCATGGCCTGAATCAGCGGGCTGGGCTTCCGGTCGGCTGGAAGGTGGTAGTGGATCGTCTGTGTCATGTTTCACGCCTCCTTTTTGACCCTCACCGACCACTCATGGCCGTCCTCTGTCGTGCCCCAATAGGTCGTGATCATGCTGCCGTCCCAGTCAAGCTCCTCTGAGCTATCATCACTCTCGAAGCGGACATCACTCTCGCACGAGACAGACGCGAGGGCCGTGATATCCCTATGGATGCTCTCCGCGATCGCGCTTTCCGCTGTGGTGTGGATTGTCTGTGTCATCTGTCTGGTCTCCTTGTTTGTTCTGGTCATAATATATGACGAAAAAAAGGGGAAGTCAAGAAAAATTTTGATTATTTTTGCAGGCAGCTTGCAGCTTGGCGAGCCACTCGGCAGGGACATCGCGGTCAGCACCATATAGACGCCGATCGAAAGCGGCCAGCGAGACACCCAGCAGCCTGGCAGCGTCCTCACGCCGCAGGCTGTATAGGGTCATCAGGACGCGGATTTTGATTTTGTCTGTCACGGTGCTTTCTCTCCTTGTTTATGGTCATAAAATATGACAGAAAAAGGTAGGAGTCAAGGGAAAAATGAAAAAAAAGCAAAGCCCCTCCGAAGAGGGGCCAAGCCAGCAAGGAAACAGGAGACAGAATGAAGGTCGCGAGCGGGGGGAAAGCTTGCGACCCGCACTCAGTAGAGGCCGATCCAGCCCTCTCCAAACGAATCAACGTGAATGTAGGTTTTGGCGATCGAAAAAGAAACAAGCCCAGCCACCATCAGCGCCTGCAAAATCGTGAACCTGTCGCGGCTGCTCACGGCGTGGATGTCCACAGCTTGACCGAGCGGGTGCCGAGATCGCCCCGCGCCGCCGACCTTCCGGTTGTGCTTTTCGCATCGGTAGCCGGAATTGATCCTGAACGGAATCCCCGCGAACTCCCGCGCTACATTCAGCTGGTGGACGAAGCCCTCGTCCATGTCACACGCCCCGCAGCACGGGCACGCAAGCTCTTCTCGTGTGAAGTATTCGCGCTCAGGTTTCATCTGCTTGCCCCTTGAAGCCAACCTCGCCAGCCACACTGGCCGGCACCAGCTCGATCTCGTAGACCTGCGCATCCTGCCCGGCTGTCATGTACGCATACCCGCCGGACGCGTCGACTTGGATGCCGAGTACCTGGTCGATCTGATCAGGCGCGACACGGTAGCCGACCAGCTCTCCGATTGAAAAGGCTGGCGTGATCATTGTTCCGTCGTCAAGTAGAATCTGCACAAGCCCCCCTGAATCGCTTTAAAGGCCCCTGAGAGCCGTTTTAAGCCACTTTCACAGAAAAGACGCATCAGCGCAAGGTAAACACTATGCGGCCCTTAGAAGCGTCCAAAATCAGCCAAGTCAAATAGGTGCCGGCCATGTGGTAGATGATGTCAGAATGGCTGAAGCCGTCAGCGGTCAGCACATCATCACGCCAATCGTGATAGATCGGGCCGGCCGGCTTGAAAGCATCACCGATCTCCCAGGCTGTCGCAATTGCCAGCGAATACCCGAACGGGTGCGCTGTGTTTCGCGTCAGCAGGTAGCTGGCTGATCCGCCCAGCACATGGTACTTGCTCCAGTCGTCGGCCACGAACTCAGGCTGAACTCGGAAGTCCGCAAGGGCGACAGCGCTTCCGAGTAGCAGCGCTGTAAGGAAAACACCCGCCTTTTTCTTACACATGGCGCTGTGCCAGATCGTAAAGCCGAAGGGGCGAGACATTATCCGGGTCGAGCGGAAGCGCCCAGTCAATGCCGGCCTCTTGCAGGACGCGCACAGCAGCCTCAGAGCAGAAAATCCGATCGTCTGAGCGGTCGGTGTTCCCCTTCCGCCAGACCTTCAGGACGTTCACCCACTCTTCATACGGCGTGCCCTCCAGCCGCTTAATGGCAGCTCGCACGCCTTCCCTGTGCCCGTGGATGGCAATCGGCACCACCCGGTAGTGTTTTCCTTCCTTCAGGCCGGCGAGCCGGAAGTAGTGCGGCCGGCGCACGAAGCCAGCGACAGCATCAGCCCCGTACAGGTAGTCGATGCCGTCCTCAACCAGCGCAATCTCGACGTGGTGCGGAATCCAGTCTGGCACAGGCTCGCGCCTGATCGTCGCGCCCAGCCAGCTACCAAAGCGGATCAGCCCCGGGATGATGCCACGCTTCCGAAAGAATACCAGATCGCCCGTGTTCATTTTCCCCTCCCTGCAATATGCTCGGCTGCGTTCCCGCCCACCAGCGCCAGCAGCCCGCCAAGCACGCCCTGCATCAGCGTGTCAGACAGGAAGCCAAGCCAGCCTGCAAGCATCAGGGCCGCGACAGCAGCCAGGAACGCCGCGAGCTTGCGCTTCCCGATCATTCGGATGCCTCGTGCCTAATCAGGGTCTTGATGTCGCCCCTGATTTCGCGCAGCATCTCCGCTGCCTGCTCCTGCTGGGCCTCGACCACAGAGACGCGAGTCTCGACCTGCGCCATCCGTTCCGGCAGGCTGTCGATCCGTATTTCATTAGCACTGACCCGCTCCCGCAGGCCGTACCACGCGACAGCCCCACCGATCAGCAGCGGGATCACTTGGAACAGCCAATGATAGGTCTGCTTTCTGCGGTCTTGATTTCTTGTCATATTCATGCGCCCCCCGCGCTTAGAACTCTTCTTCTATTCTACGGTTAAGTGTCACAACGCCAAAGGCCACCTCTTCCTGCTGGTAGTCATCGTCCGCAAATCGCGCGAAGGCGTAATCGCCGACCGTCGTACTGGTAGAGTCGGGCGCGAAAATGAACGGAAGGGCAGGGCCTGCTGTCATCGCGTAAACGTTCGTGAATGTAGTCGGATTCACCACGCCTGTCGACAGGTCTGCCTGATTCACGGCTGTATCGGCAAGATAGGAAAGTGTGAACTCCCAGTATCGCCTGCCGGGATGGATCGCGGCCTCGATGTAGTTCGAGCTGGAGATATTGTTTGTCTTGAACGGAGGCCCGAAAGGCAAGCTCTGGCCGTCTGAGCCTGTCGTCCATCCGCTCATGTGATGCCTTGCCCCGCCATAGGACTCCAGCAGCTTCCCGCCGTTGTGCAGGATGCCGGTCGTCATGCCGATGTCCGGCCCGTGTGGTGCGGTGCAGTGCTTGCCCAGCATGATGTCGCCTATCTCAAGGTCTGTGGCAGACCAGCCGCCTGTGTCACCATAAAACACCAACCAAATATAGCGGTGCGAAACATCGACCAGGCTACCTGAGGATGTAGAAAGTGAAAGGATGTGCGAGCCGTTCGTATCGAATGTCGCCGTTGCGCCTGTTCCATCTGCTGGCGTGCTCCCAACGATCTCCCCGATGTATCTATATGTTGGCGGGAAGCTGTCAGTGTCTGAACTGCCAACAGTCAACACGCCGTTGGCTGTTTTCAGGTTATGGTTAAGGATAGCCACATAATTGAAATTGAACGCACTGTGCTTAAGGTCGATCTTAATAACAATCTTTGTGGCGGCTGATTCGCTCGCGCTGCTGATCACGCAGCGGACACCCGGCTGAGCATCAAACGCCCGCAGTATGTGCGACCCGCTGTCAACGCCGAAATCAGAATTTCCAGCATCCACGCTCACCACACCAGTCTCGCCTCTGTGCATCAGGTGCTGGATCAGGCATGGATAAATGCGCGGCTTCAGTCTGCGTCCGTATGCCATTATCCGACCTCCCGCGCTTTAATCGAAAACCGTGCCTGCTGCCTGGTCGCATCTGTAATCATGTAATAGGCCGCGTCATTTTCAAGCTGCACGATGTCGCCGATCTCGAGCGTGAACAGCTCAGGCCGGTACAGCTGGCAGCTGATCAGCCGCTTTGGCCTGCCGAAAACAAGGTCTGTAATCGTGGCGTGGCTGGATACGCTGTCCACCAGATAGTCCAGCTCGATCTGCTCGATGTTCTCGAGCGAGTCAAAATTATACTTGCTTCGGTCGCTGTTTGTCTTCGTGTATGAGGACAGATAGCGTGAATCATCCGCAGGATGCCGTTCATATTTCAGCTCCTGCTTGCTCACAATGTCCGAGAACGGTGTCAGGCTGTATTGGATCGCGCTTGTATCACGGCCCGGCGTGATGGTTGCCGCTACATCGCCGCTCGAGTAGCTGGATTTCACAAAAATATACTTCGGGTCGCCATCTGCGGCCCAAGCGAACACAAACTGCCCCTCATATTGCAGCTGCTCCAGCACCTCGCGCAGCTCTTCCGGCTCGTGCAGCCAAAGCCGGCCAGACCATCCGCTCCGTGCCGTGTCGAGCGCTGCGTATCCATCCGGTGTGCTGGTGGACAGGCCGGCAAAGCGGATCAGCATATCACGATGTATCTCTTGAATTGTGTCACACGCGCCGGAAGACCAGCTTTTTGCGAAGCCGTCCGCGCCGCAGTAGAGCATATCGACACCCTCAACAGCCCGCGCCTGTGCTGTGGCGTCGCCTGATGTGTCGATCTCGCATTGGGCCGTAATCACGACATCATAAATCCGCACCGTGATGTTTGAGTTTCCAGGAGTGTAAAACGCGCCGACAGCGCGCACCTTCAGCCATTCCGGAGGCGCATCACCGACCGTCCCGCCCGTGAAAGTGTGCGTCTGCACACCGCTGCCAACATTCCAGCTCGTGGATCCTGTTATGCTCGAATCGCTTGCGCTGATCTGGATGTTCCCACTTGGCGTTCCAAAGCTGGCTGTCGCCGACCATGTGACCGTGACCTCGTATGTGCCGGACAGCTTTAGCGCGACGCGCGGGAAGTTCAGCGGGAGATAACCGCTGTCACCAAGAGAAGGTGTGACGGAGATAACATCATATGCGTAGGTGTTGCTGGTGTCCGCTTCCCGCTTGTAGTCTGTCGCTTTGTACGCATTCGTGAAATCGTTCGTTTCTGAGCCTTCGTACTGCTCTGCCTTAAACTTCCAAGCGTGACGGAACAGCGTTGGCGCTGGCATCGCATAGCCGCCCCGATAGCTTGCGCTTGCGGCTGTTGTCGCGTCGCTGGAATCGGTCACGGGAACGAGGCTGTCAGTCGATTCCTCGTATATGTGCAGTTCGCCGCCAGATGCAATGCTCTGGTGGACGAGGCCGAACGCCTCGCCACCTGTGCGCGTGTCGATCTCGACGGGCCAGAGCGCAAGCGAAGTGCATAGCGCCTCCGAGCCTGGCGTGCTTGCGTTGGCCGTGTAATCGCCGTACACGACCGGAAAATAGCGCCCGCTGTCTGCCTGCGTGTTCGGGATGCTCAGGAAATCCCACGGCTGGTTCGGCTCAATGTCAAGCTGTACCTCGGCAGCCGTCCAGCTGATCCCGCGCAAGCGTCCTGTGTAGACGGTTTGAAGGTGTGTGAAATTGCCGTTCAAATAGCTGCGAACCATCACATCATGGTTAACGAACACGCCCGCAGCCGTGTCGGTTTCCGACAGCAGCTCGCTCGCCAGCATTCCATCAATCTTGATGTTGGCCAGCGTGACCGACAGGTTGCTGGTCTTGCTCGTGCATTTTGCCAGGTCGAGGCTCTCGCGGATCGAGCCGATGTCGGTGATGAGCGGCAGCGCGTTTGAGCTTAACGTGGACATGGCTGTATCACAGAACTCAAGATAATCTGAGCCTGTGCCGTAATACAGCCTGACCAACCAGTTTTCTTGCACATTGCCCATGCGGGCATTATCGCGGATCGTCCTCATGCGTACCTCGCCGCCCGCTTGACTTCCGGAACGATCACATCGCGCACAAAGTCGCGATCTGTCACCGGCCCTGAGAAGTTGACCGTCACGCCACCACCCCGCGGTCCTTCCAGATTCGGACTGCTGGTCGGCGTGATCTGCACACGCTCGCGACCGCCGGGATTGTCACCAACCATGATCATCTGCGGCCCGCTCGTCACGAAGTCGCCACCGCGCGCGAATTTTTGAGCCTCGATCTGGGCAACATTCGCGAGGCCCATCGTGACGGTAGCAAGCATCGCCGGGATCGTCCACGGCGGGCCGGGCGGGTTGTTCAGTGCCTTGTTTGCGGCGCTGTATGTGTTGATGATCGCCTCGCCCTGGGCCAGCCGCTTTGTGAGCGCTGCGTTTCCGGATGCAACTTGGTTCAGCTGGGCGAAGCTCCCCATAAGGGACGCCACCCCTTGGACTGTCGCGGCCCTCGCCGCGTTTTGATTCTCAAGCGCTTTCGTGACAAGCCCGAGAGCTTCAGCTTGCTCGGGATACATGACGATGAATGCGTCGAGCAGTTCCTTTTCTCGCTCCATCTGCTCGAGCTTCACCAATTGCGCCTCGTTGTATTCTTCCATCGCTGTCGGCGTTACCTGGATCGCCTCAATGTTCTCCCTCTCGGCGGCGGCAAGGTCTTGAAGGGATGCCACCTGGAGGCGGATGATCTCAAGGCTCGGCTCTCGTATGCTCTTGATCGCCTCCTCTTGTGCTTTCTGCTCAGTTATCGCTTCGTTCTGCTCTCTAAGCGCGACAGCGAGCGCTCCAGCAGCGTTTGCTGCATCGTAAAGCCCCGCCGCACGCCAGCCCTTAGCCCATGCGGTCAGCCTTTCGACATCAGTTTCGCCAGCCAAAAGGCCGACAGCATCCCTGAGCTGGTCAGATTGAAGCATCGCAAGCTGAAGGTCATTTCTGAGCGTCTCAATCGGAGTCTTGCTCGGCGCTGGCTCTGCCATGACTGTGATCAGCTCGCCCCAGAACTCGGCGGCCTGCTTGACAAGCCCTGAAAGCTCAACCATCACAGGGGATAAGGCAGAGCCGACAGCCTCGGCAGCATCGCCAAGTGCATTGTTCATCTGCTCGATGCGTCCGGCCATCGTGTCGGTCGCAGCCGCCGCCTGCCCGCCATACATTCGAGCCATGTTCTCTGTCATGCTCGTCAGGCGCTCAGTGCTGCCTGCCGCGCCTGTGACCTCTACACCGTACCGGCTCAGTGCATTGGTCGAGCTGCCGAAAGATTTAGCCACCAGCTGGGCCGCTGAAACCAGATCGACACCCTGCGCGGCTGCGTAGTCCTGCGTTACCGTCAGCAGCTGCTTGATCTGCGTCTCGTTCTTTGTGAATTGCGCGAACTGGGCAGCGGCGCGAAGTGTCACCTCATCGCCAAAGGTCGTGACCTTCTGCTGGGCGGCTGCGTACGCTTTCAGCCCTGTGATACTTTTGCCGAGTGCCTTTTCCAGCTGGCGCTCTGCCTGTTCCTGCTCGCCCGCCAGCTTGATCGAAGCCTTCAAGCCATTGATAATGCCAGCCGCGCTGAAGTACGCTGCACCCGCAACCGCCGCCTGCTTGGCAAGCGAGCCGAGTCCGCGTGACACGCCGCCGAGCTTCTGAGCAGCCTGATCCGCGCCGGTTACGCCGACCTGAATCTGGTATTTACTTGTGGTTGCCATGCTTGCCTCTCATGTGATTCATCGCTGCCGCTTCCTCATTCTCGATCAGTATCACGGCCTCGGCGAATGCGTTACTCATCTCGTCCAGCGCGTGCGCCGCTGGCGTATGCGTCGCCCTGATCAGCCGAAGGTCTTTCATCCAGCGCAGCGCGTCAGGATGGAGGAACCAATGGGCAGACGCGAAAAAGGGAAGCTGCGTGAACAGCGCGTGCCCCAGCGGCCAGCCATTCGACGCAGCTTCCGATTCAATCCGCCCGACCTCTGCCCACACTTCGCGTTCATCGTATTCGATCACCTTTCCGAGTGTCGGGCTTTGGGCGTTCCATCTGCCTGCCACTGGCCATTCGGTATCGGGCACCCCGCACACGCCACACCATACCGACAGCAGCAGACAGATCCTCAGTTTCCCGGGATTCCTCCGATGTATACATGAGCCAGATGCTCAAGCAGGAAGCTCTGCTGTATCACGGGAAGTGCCAGGAAGACCTCATCACCGCCAAGCCCGCTGATCTCCTCAACGAACTCCTGCACCTTCACCAGCACATCGTCATCATACTCGCCGCCGCGATACAGGCAGCGCACCAGCGCAGTCAGCCGCATCACCTCTTTGCGCGTGGCTTCGCGCACCTCAAACGAGCCGTCAAAGTTCTCAATCTTCGGCTTGAACTCCATGTGTCACCCCTTATGCGTTCGTGCCGACAACTACCGTAATCGCGTCAGTTGTGGACTCATACACACACTTGAAGGGAAGATCACGGAACACGCCAGCGTCCTGCCCGAAGTTGTAGTTCGCCGAGTCAAGTACGCAGTTTGCCGTGAAGCTCACCTCGTTCGTCGCGTCCCCACTGTTGAAGGTGAGCGCAAGGATAATGTCAGCCGAGCCTGCTGTCGGATTCGCAAGCGCTTTGTCGATCAGGTCTTCCGTGTTCGTGTCGTATTTCGCGCTGATTGAGCCGCTCGCAACATATCCCTTTCCACCAGCGGCACCGACCGTGCATCCTTCAGCGTATCCGCTCGAGTCTACACCCCAGAAAGTCGCACCGTTGTCGAGAGAAAAGCTGAAATTGTTGGTGACGATGTCTGCTGAATTAAGCTGCTTTGAGTCAAGCCCGCTGGTCGTGAAGTAGGCCGTGCCGGGCGAAGTCCAGCTGCCTGGCGTGAAGGTGCTGGTCGTGCCGAGCGCCAGCCCGCTGATGAAGGTCGCGCTGAAGCTGGCGCGGCCACCGTTTGAGCCTGCATCCCATGTGATCTCGAGCGTCTTCAGGAACGCGCTGGTCAGCTGCTTTCCTTCGCCGCTGATCGGGTCGTGCAGAGCCAGCGTGAAAAAGGTCTGGCTGGCAGGGTCGCCGATCACGCTGGTGGACGAATCCCAGGCGTATGTGTCCTCCAGACTGCTGGTGGCCTTGTTCTGGAACACGCCCTCAAGCAGCAGCTCAAGCACCGGCGTGGTCAGGATGCCGGACACCGTGACGGTCGTGATCGCGCCAGCCTGCGTCTTGTAGATGTCGCCAACTCCCATGACTGCGCTGCCATCGATGCGCGGAGTCTCGTCCGTGACGACAGCCGTGGCCGTGTCCAGCGTCGGAGGCTCGGTGATGTGCAGTTCCTGAAAACTGGCCTGAGTCGTGATCGCCGTGCCGAATGTGGTTTCTTGGGCGATCGCAAAGCGGAATGCGGTCTTGCTGTAGACAGCAGTTGAGATTGCCATGACTGGCCTCCTAATCGATGATGTGTGTCACGGCGCAGCTCCACTCGAAGGCCACTCGCGCCAGCCCGTTCTCATTGTCCTCATCGGTCTCGGCGCTGTAATCGGTCGCGCCGATCTGCCCATCGTGCCAGCGGTATCCCTTAGCTGGCGTGTAGTCTTTGTTTTGCCGAAGCAGCTCAAACAGCCGCTCTATGAAGTTCGCCCGCTCGGTCAGGGCTTTCTTGCCGCTGGCTGCGCCGACCTTCACCACATAGGCAAGGTCGATCGTGTACCTGCGCGTCGTCGCGCCTGCGGCCTCTTCCACCAGCTCCTCACGGAATCCAGACAGCTGGAGCCAGCTTGCGCCCTTCGGCGGATCCGCGTCAAATAGCCTTAGTGTCGTGTGACCGCGAAACTCAGCCGACAGGATGTCCGTCAGCGGGTCGATCACATGAGTGCTCGCGATATTCGAGAAGGTGATCGCCATCAGATGCGCCTCAAGCTAATCGTTCGCCTGCCGGTTCCGGCTTCCGGCTTCCCGCCCCTGACCTCTACTTCCCATTCATCGTCGGCGACATAAACGCCAGCGGTGAACCTGGCATACATCCCCTGCCCGATGGTCTGATATTGGCAGTTGATCACTTCAGAATCAACCACCTGCGAAGTCTTCAGGCCGTCTGATCCAGCCACATAAGCCGAGTAAGTAACAGTCGAAGTGCTGCCCTGCGTGATCGTGCCGCCTGTCTCGATCACAACCTTGATCGCATCAAAGGACACCATAGGCGTGCCTTCCACGTCCGCAATCGTGCCTGTCGTGGTAGCGTCCAGGCTGACAGCGTTCACAATGCCCTTGCCTGCTGCTGTGCTGGTCTCGTTCCACAAGGGCACCCGCCCATCGCGCACCATATCAAGCAGGCCAGGCTCGTTCGGGTTGCCGGGATTGTAGACCATGCCGCGCAGCTGGGCACCGCGCTCCATGTCGTGCGGCTGGATCAGGTAGGAGCAGGCGAGCGTGGCCGTGGCGCGGATGATACTATCGTCGTAGTCACGCAGGCTCTCGGACTGTGCGCCTGTGCCTGTGCGCTTGATGATCGGCTTTGAGACATACGCCCGAACAAAGTCGCTTGCATGAGCCACAGCCTCGGTCTTGACATCCGACCACTTGCGCCCAGCCTCCAGCCTGTGCGTGGTTGCCGGGTCACTGGTCGAGTACAGGTACGCCACATCCGCGTCTGAGTCGTAATACCAGTCCCCATCGCCGCCGTTCTGCACATCCGTCTGGCTGGCCTCAGCATCGCCCAGATCCTCGCCGTCACGGTATAGCTTCGTGATGTGCCCGCAGTCGAAGCAGGCATAGACCTTCGCCACAGCCGTGACAGCCCAGCCGCCCAGCTCGCGCTTCACATCATAGGAGTCGATCACAGGCTCGACGGCCTGAAGGTCGGTCGTGATGTTGCAGTAGCTCTCAAAATATGAACTCATCGGAGACTCCAGAAAATGAAGTTGCCAGCGAATGACCCGACGATTCCAGCTGTCAGCCCTGCGAACAGGTAGACGATCACACCCACCGACCAGTCCCCCGTCAGGATCTTACGCAGGCTCTCGACCTCGCCCTTGAGCGAGACCAGCTCGCGCCTGAGCCGCCGGTTCTGCTCGTGTAGGTGTTCGAGTGTCATCTCGCCCTCACGACCTTGAGCGTGTCCTGCGCCTGCGCTTCCCATGTGCCGCTGCCATTCGGATGCGTTCCATTCAGCCAGATGTCAAGGTTCATCGCGTCGGCGCGGTCACGCAGCACCACCCAGTCAAGCTCGATCCCTGTAAGACCAACCTTCCGTATTAACTCCAGCGCCTCAATCGGCGTTTGCATCGCTACCTGATTGAGGCTGATCACAGGGTCATTTTTTTGCGCCGTCTGCACACCAATCGGGTAGAATCCCTGCGTTGTTGGCGTGATTCCAGTCAGCGGGCCATATCCACCCCAATTATCTGCCCATTTGAACTCATCCGCAGTCGAATAGTTGGAGCCTCCCGTGAACAGGTCGCACGTCGTCAGGGAATCGGTAGCCGTCAGGTCCGCATAGAGGTAGCCGTCCGCGACATAGTTCCCCTTGAAGTTTCCATCAGAATAATCTACAAAGACGCCATATACCTCTTCAGGTGTTTTATCATTTGACGAAAACACGAGACATTTGTCAAGGCTGCTCCCAAGATTCATATTGTAAATAACACAGGTACTGTCTGCATTACTCGGATAATGGGTCGGGGCATCGTTTGGGCTATCTGTGATGACGACACCCTTCCAGTCACTCGCATCGAACGTGCAATTGTATAGAGAGAATGATTTCGTCCCCTTAATTATTAAAAGGGTTGCATCTGGAGTGGCCGATTTAAGCGTATAATCACGATAATCATACGCATGGGAATTGCGAACCGTAACTCCCTTCATCTTGGGGACAATCCAATAAATCCCATCAAGGGAAGTGGTGTCTCCGTAAAAGCTGTTACGAAGTTCGCAGCCCGACACGAGGCTCGTTGAGACGAGCGCACTATCCTGCCCAGTGTCCAAGCCGAACTCAAGGCCATGCCAACTCCCCGTCCCGATCAGATCCTGCCAAATGCAGTCCGTGACCGTGTTCGTTAACAGGCGCGAATAAAGGAGCCGCCCACCCATCGCGATTGCGTCGCATTCGTCGAGCGTGATTTCACCCGTCCCGCTCGCTACTGTTGCCGCGTGCACACCCGTCCCGATACCAGTAAATGTGCAGCTCGTGGCGACAACTGACCCGCTGTTCCCGGACAGAAAGAATCCGTAGGACGTCGTCCCTTTGGTAATATCCGTAGAGAACGTGCACGAAGTCGCAGTGATCGTCCCATCAAACGAACTCGAAGTATTTACACCGTACTTAGTATCTGGAATGGTGAAATCGCAGCTCGTAAGAGACACAGCCCCTGTGCTAAATGTGGTGAGTCTGAGTCCGTAAGCGCAGTCTGTGAAGGTACACCCGCTCAGGGTCGCACCATCTGCTGCCTTTATGTTGAGTCCCGTGGTTGCTGTGCTTACTCCTGTGAATGTGCAGTTGGTCAGAACCGGGTCTGTGATGGCAACCCCGCTCTCACCCATGCTCACGCAGGAGCTTGAGGTATTCGTACTCGTCTGGACGAAGTCGCAATCCGTGAAAACGATATCCGACGATGCGACCGACCATGCGGCGGCCACAAGGGTCGCGTTGATGCTTGTCCCGCCAGATTGAGTGATGTCCACATTGTCGAAGGTAAAGTCACTCTTCTCGATGCGGAAGATTGGCAAGGTGTTCGTCGATGTCGTGATCGTCATGTCATGGTATTCCGTCCCATCAGTAGACCCATGAGCATAGATCCACGCGACGGAAGAGCTAACACCCGTGGTGATGGCGATGCCGTTCCCAAGAACTACGTGCTGAAACGTAATATCAACGGACTCAGTTCCGGCAGCGTAGCTCGCGACGGAGCACGACAGCGTATCTCCTGCGGACCCGTTCGCGTCGAAAGCCGTGAACGTGTCGATCTTTTTTTCAGCAAAAGAGGTATCCGCCGATGCGACGAGGTACCAGGTTGCCCCCTGCGCCGTGCTGAAGGCCAGCAAGCAATAGATCAGAATGGTTTTCAGCATGGTGGCCTCCTAAAATACTTTTCCGAGCCTGAGCGTGTCCTGCGCCTGGCTGTCGTATGTCCCGCTGCCGTTTGGGTGCGTGGCGTTCAGCCACAGCTTCAGACTGAGCGGGTCTGCATCGCTGGTGGCCGACCAATCCAGCGTGATCGGCAAGGTCGCGTTATATGCCGCCGTGTCTGCTGCCAGTGTGGTGCTGTCGCGGATCGAGGCCAGCGCGTTGATCGGCGTCTCGTAGCCTGTCTCGTTCACATTGATAACAAGGGCCTGCGCCGTGATACAAAGCAGCGAGCAGGCTGTCAGGATGATTCTCAGCATGGCGCAGGTTCCTTTTTGACGTGATACAAAGCAGCAAGGGGGGCCGAAGCCCCCCGCTTAATCAGGCAGATTAGGGATTGTTGAAGTTGACGATGCCACTATCAATGGCTTTCGTTGCGCCAAAGATAATGTGCGGAGTCAAGGCGTAGCCAACATTCAGTGCATCCGGCACAGGGCCAACCACGCGCACATCGTGCGAGGCATAAGCCACCGAGTTCGGGTGCCAGATCGTGGCAGTCTCGTCGCCCGTGCCACCGTCGCCGTCCCAGTCATCGGAGACATAGATCGGCATTCCAAGCAAGACACCCTCAGCACCGCTCGCCACAAAGCTCTGGTTGCCCATCTCAGCGGCACTCGTGTACTTCGTGCCCCAGCTGGCCACGGAAAGCTCGAAGGCTTCCGGACTCATGCCGAAGGCGCACTGCTTGATGTCAACACCGGCGATCTTCAGCTTGCGATAGGCGATCAGCACATCCGTCCAGAGCACCGTGTTGTCGGTCGCGAGCGTCACATCGTTTGTGGTGGCGCTCTGCACGATTCCGGCAAGGTAGGTCTCAAGCGCGGAGGCTAAAGCATAGCCAGCCTGGCGCGAATAAATGCTGATCAGGTCTTCCTGTGTGCTAACCTGCGCCATATCCTCAACGAGAAACGGCCATCCAAACTGCTGATTGAGCGTCACGGTGCAGGCGACCTCATCAGCGTTTGTGTAGTTCGTGAACGCCGTTCCTGCCGTCTTAGATGTAGCGGCGGTATTGGCGACCTGGGGGAAGCTGACAGCCACGGCTCCAGGTGTCAAGCGGCTGCTGACATCCATGCAGTAGCTTGCGATCTTCTTTTCGCTGCGAAAATAGGCATCAGCAGCAGGTGCCCAAACTGTCGCCAACCAAGTGTCGATGGAAGACGAGCCAGTGTTAATCGTTCCAGCCATTGTTCAAACTCCTATCTGATTCCGGGCATTCCCGGTATCCTGTGGGCGTTTTCACTTCGCCACTTCGGATCATGGTAGTTCTTCCTGATCTCTTCAGGAGTCGCTATTTCCGATGGTGAAGAGTTGCCCGGCTTCGCAGCGACCACCGCCGGAGCCTTTTGATCCGCGAGCCTTGCGACCAGCTGCTCCAGCTTGGCAAGGCTCAATCCATCAGCCAGACCTTTGTCGTCATCATTCAGCTTCGATAGTAACGCCTCGCGGCGATCGGTCTGGTAAGCATCCCACTGGCCAGCTTTGTCTTTGGCTTCCTTCAGCTCGAGCTTGTACTTCTCCAGCACACTCTCGAACTCGCCACGCTTGGCAGCTTCGGCTTCCTCGCGCGCCTGCTTTTCAGCAAGCAAACTCTGTAGCTCAGCCTCGGCAGCCTTCCGGCGTTCGTTCACCTCGTCAAAGCGTCCCTTCGGGATCATGATGCTCTCAGCAGCGGCATCAGGCTGGGTCGTCGCAGGTGCGCCCTGCGGGGCGGTGGTCTCGTCCATTGTCAACCTTCGGAGTTAGGTTCTATTTTCCGATTCGCACGGTCTTGTCAAACCGTGCTTCCTTTAGTGCCTTCTCAATGCCCTCATGAAAACGATTCTTGACCTTTTCCGCAACAGGCTGGGCGAGCGGATTTTCCTTTGTGCTGATCGCCCTACCTTGCGCGGCGTTCTCTTCGACCTTCCCGCCGTGTGCAGGCCAGCCGATCGTCACACCGTGGTTTGAGTATCCGATCTGCTGCAGGTCGTTCATCATTTCGCCAGTTAGGCGAAGGTTCGGCTTGGCGCTGTAATCGGATTGCCGTGGGATTCTCGGCTCGCCTGTCGTCTTGTGCCTTCGGTAGGCCCGCGAGTATTCCTTGAACCTGCCACCAACGCCCTCGCCTGAACTCGTCAGCTGGCGTATCTCGCGGATCACGAACGATCCAAGCTCGCGCCACCATGCAGCGCCCAGCGTGACCGTGTCTTCCAGACGCTTACTCATTCAGCAAAGCCCTCGCGCCTTCCTGATCCACCTCAGTCGCTTCGGTCGTCCGCATCCATTGGTGTCGGCAGTTATAGCCGCCCCCGTCGATGAAGACGTTCCCGAACCTGTCCTCGATCTCATCCTTTGTCAGCTCGCCCGCTGCCATCATCTCAAGGCACTCGTCACGCGTCCGGTCATCAGCTGGGCCGCTGTACACATAGAGCGTCTCGGGCGGCTCGTTCTCAGCAAGGACAGCGCGGACGCTCCGGCTGTAAGTGTTCAGCGTGGTATTGACCAGCGCCTCGACCCTATCCGCTCGCATCGTCTGCTGGATCGCTTCGCGGATCAGGTCCGCCGGACGGCCAGCGAGTACATTGCGCGTCAATTCGGCCATCACGTCGGCGAAATACTTATCGCTGGCGGCCAGAAACGACCGCTGTGATGTGACCACCAGCCCTTGCAGGCTCCCAGTAGACACAGCGCCCGCGGCTGACAGGTTGCCCAGCACATCGCGCCCGAAGGAACCGAGCACGCCGTCGACAGCGCCAGACCACCCGCTCTCCAGCTTCAGCCGCTTGAGCACAGTCGGGTCTGCCAGCTGCTCAATGATCGCGGCCTTGCTCGCGCCCCGCTCAACCATCGCCGTAATCAGCCTCACCAGCTTGAGAGCAGCCTTCTCGCTCTCGCGTGAAAAGGACGCAGCTCTCGCGTCGATCATGTCGGTGAGCTTGCTCACGCAGTCCCGCCGAGCAGGTCAGCCAGGCTCAGTTCGCCGCGCTGCTGGATGGTCGGCTCTTCCGCACGCTCGCGGGCGATCGTTTCCAGCCTGTCGCGTAGCATATCGTCCGAGGCATCTGGGTCAAGCTCGCGTAGATAGTCCAGCTTGCTTGCCAGCCCGTTGCCGTATTCCCACTCCCAGCGTTCGCGTTTCTCTGCATCGCTCATCGGGATATGCGGCTCGACGAAGTTCACGCCGTACTCTGGCGGAACCGTCAGGCCGATGGACTGGAGAATGATCGAGTCGATCTCAAAGCGCGTGCGCTCGAACAGCCGCCAGCGCGCAAAGTCGCTCATGATCGCCTCGGTCAGTTCGACCTCCAGCAGCCGCTGATGCTCGCCGCTGGTGGCCCTGCCCTCACCTGCCCACTTCAAGCTCAAGTGATGCGCGAAGGCAACCGACTCCAGCTCGGCTCGCTGTGTTTCGATCAGCTGCCCCAAGTTCGCTCCAGCCGTCGCGAAGCTGAAGGTTTCGCCGGGCTCAAGCGAGAGAATCTCCCACGGGTTCAGCAGCTGTGTGCCGTCGAGCCTTGCGTCTGTCCACGGCTGACCAGCACCCTGAAGCATGAACGCTTGGCGGAGGTAAGTGCCGAGCACATTGAAAGCCGTCTGCGCGTCGAGCACATCCTGCGCCATCGGGCGCCACCAGCTGGAGCCTGCCGCGCCACGGTGAGCGAACACGACAGGAAGCACGCCGTATGGGTTCACCAGGTCGGTGTTGTCTTCCGTCGGGGCCGTGATCAGGCCGCTCGAGCTGACACGAAAATGAAGCTGAT